TATACGTTAAGAACGATAAAGGCAATGTAGTTAAAGTTAACTTTGGCGATCCTAACATGCGTATTAAGAAGTCTAATCCAAAAAGACGTAAAAGTTTCCGTGCCAGACACAACTGTGATAATCCAGGACCACGTCATAAGGCACGTTACTGGTCATGTAGGAAGTGGTAATATGAAAATAAGCGAACTATTAAATGAAGAACAAAGAGACAAATACTGTTCTGACAAGTGTTGCGGCAGCAATGTAAAGGCAGAAGACTGCAAATGTCCACCTACATGTAAGCATTGTAATTGTAACAATCCTGATGTTTCTGAAACTACAACTGCTGGTGCTATTGCAAGTACTGCAAATGGTTTTGCAGGGGGTGGCATTGGTACAATTAGCAGAATGAGTACTACAAAAAAACGTAAGAAGAAACGTAAGAACGGATAAATACACTATAAATGCATTTTGGAGTACATTGATGAGAAAAACTGAATTCAAAGAAGGGTTAGGCGATTTAGCACACGCAGCAGAACGCGATCATGAAGTGCAAATGGCTCGTGCAGACCTATATAAAATTGCAAAATATGCTATTCAATTACACGATATGTTAAAAACTGTAAGTGAAGCAGAAGGCATTGAAGGATGGCAACAGGCTAAAATTACCAAAGCAGCAGATTATATTTCAAGTGTATATCATGCACTAGATTATGATATGGCTACAGAAGCTCAGCCGCAAATTCCTACAGAATCATCGTATAAAGATGATTTAAAATCTGTATTAGAAAAGAAATTATCAACTAATGCTTAAAGTAGGTAACAATGTCAGACAAAATAATTCTTGAACAGCTAGATATATTACTAGAAAGACAAAGATGGGACACACTTGATGCTGTTGTTGATCAATATGCAAAAGAAGGGATGTCTCTACAAGATCTTGCTAACATGGAACAAGCTGCTCGTGATGTTCAAGAAACAGGAAACGGCGGATTTTGGAGTAATCTAGCAGCCGCTGGTAGATCTCTTGTATCAAATGAATACTTTAGAGTAAACTATGTACTTTATCATGCTGGCGAAAAGTTAGGTCTTAATCGAGGGCTAATTGGTACTGATGGTAAACTAAGTGTACTTGACGGATCACAATACTCATCAAGACGTTTATATACACGTAGTAATTCAGACAAAAATATTGCACTTGCTCAAGCAAAATTAAATCTTCTTCCGCAGTCTCTTGTGTCATCATTTAACATTCCACAAGGCGGCGGAGACTTACAAGTACAACCAGAAGTAGAACGTTTCTACACTCCAAATGCAAGAAGTTTACAAAGTCATAATATAGCAGACTATAGAAACATACATCCTTATGCAGATGTAGAACTTCAGGGAAGATTAACAAGAATTTATTTTGAAGAAAAATATCTAGAGCAATTTAAACAAGCATATCCAAACGCTATACCAATGAAGGCGGACGGAAGCGGGCCTCTAAATCCAGTAGCAACATCTAATAACGTAGACAATTCGCAACAGCAACAGCGAAAGCGACCTCCAACAGTTACAACAACAGAAGTTCCAGTTGCAGCTGATTTAGTTGGTTTTAGAAGACTAGATCCAAGTCAATTAGGATTGAGAAATAATCCAGAACAAATACCTGCTATTACAGAATTACAAGATTTTCTAATACAATTAGGCGAACTTGATGTAGATATGGACGGCGCAGGTGTCTACGGAGCAAAGACTAGAGCAGCAGTAATAAAATTTCAACGAGCAACAGACTTATCTCCCGATGGAGATGCTGGCGATAACACTATTGATAAAATTTTAGAAGTTAGAACTGATGTAGCACGTATGCAAGAGCTTATAGATGCCATGAGAGAGACAGTAAATTCTGGGTTGATACCAGTCTTTTATAAAAGTAGTATTTCAAAACTACTTGAAAGAACTCTTTCAGATGAAGAAAAAACAACACTTAGTCAATTATTTGCAAAATATGAAAAACTTAGAACAGCATTTCCAACTTGGAAAACAGAGTTATTTACTAGTGTAAACACTATCGTTAATCCAACTACTAGTACTACCAGGAGCGTTGGCAATGTTAATGATGAAGCTGAACCAAGATACTATGTTAGCGGCGAAACCTCGAATGGTCAATTCTTAGTCATGGACAGAGAAACTGGTGAAAGAGCAAGTCACGAAAGCGGTGTTGCTACAATGTATAGCGATAGAGATAATGCTCAAAAAATTGTTGATGCACTTAATAACAACGAAGATCCTATGCAGGCATTAAGCTCAATAACTCCAGAAGAATCTTGGTATGAGGTAATAAACGATAACTTACCTTTAGGTTGGCCAGAAGAGTATGCACTTTGGAAAAAACAAAATCAAAGAGAATATCGTGTTGAAGCACCTGCAGAACAAGGTCAAACACCAGAACGATCAGAAAACTTTGATTCTGTACAAGATGCACTTGCATGGGCAAATAATCATAAACAGCAAAATCAACCAACAACAGTGAGAGATGATCAAGAATTTGAAAATCTAGTAGACAGCTATGTTGGCTTTATGCGTGTAGAAAAATTACAGGACATATTAGAAGAGTTAAATGACGAAAAAGGCACTAAAAAACGTGGTGAATACGTAATTCAAGTATTTACTGGCGAGTACGGCACAGACGGCGCCGAAGGGTTGCCAATGGCTGCACAAAATCAAGCAGCAACTTATAGAGAAGTTATGGTAAGAGCTGCTGAACTTGCAGAAATACCTTTACAAGATATAGGATTTGGACGAGAAGAAACAGCTCTTCCAAGAGAATTTGCTAACACCGAAGTTGCAATGCAAAATATAAACGAGCTTACAGTTGGTGATGTTGTAGAAATTGGCAGTACGCGATATACTGTTCAAGCTGATGGTGATCAAAAGTATTTTGTTGACGAAAACGGAAATTCAGTTGGAATAGAAGCACCTGAGTACAATGACAACTATGATCATAATTTAGCCATATATCTAAAAAGTGATAGAAGTGTACAAGAAACAGAAAAATTTATTGAAGCTATTAACCTTGAATCTTTAGATGTTAGGGGAGCTATGGCACTAAGAGATAAATTAAATCGCCTAAGAGGTGTGCTAACGGGCGATGTTCGAGTTCCTGACGAAATAGAAGATATAGGTGGGGATATATTACGAAATACTCCTTTACTATCTATAAGAAAAATAACAGATTTTAAAGATGAAGTATCAGATCTTATTCTAAGACTTAAAGATCAAGAAATTGCTCCTGTTCTAGATAATTCTAATATTCCTGACGCACAAAAAGAAAAAGCACAACAACTATATAATGCGATGGCTGGAATGTTTTCTGACAAATCTACTGTAAGAGAAATAATTTTAGGTATAGAAACAAAAGAAGAATTTGGACAAATTGATCAAGCGTTTAGACTGTTATCAGATGGTGAAGGTGTAGTTGAATTTTTTAAATCACAATGGTTTTTCTCTACAGTTAACATAGAAGATCATCTAAGAGAGTTAGGTGTTGCTATGGAGGAATCAGCATCAGTTGACGATATAATAAGATTATCTAAGAGATTACTGGAGAGATAATGAAAGTTATACAAATTATTGAAAATGAAGCAACAGGTCTAAAAGATAGTTCCGCATTAGGTCTACGTAATAGTTTTAATAGAGAACAATGGAATAAAATAGTTTGTTATTTTATGAAGACTGCAAAAGAAAATCCTCAAGGATCAGTTATATCTTCTGTAATAGATTTCTTTATAGATGATAGTACTGTTAATTCTGGTACGCTTGATGCAATTCATAGAAAGGTTGGCATGTTGATGCCAACTGGATTAACACCTAGTGGCTGGCAATCATTTGCACAGCAATTCGGCATGCAAGTTCCTAATGTTACTACTTCGATATCTTGGCAAGCCATTTATAATCATCTTGCACAGCATAGTGATTACGATTGTGATATGGAAGTTAGAGCTCCGGGAGAATATCTTGGCGTAAATAATGATTCATTACCAGATACCGAAGAAACAAGACAAGGATTTATCAGATTAATATCTGCTGCAGAAGGCTATCAAGATATACCTAATTCTCTTGAAACTCAAGAACAGATAGATGCTTTGTTCAAGTTAGGTGTAGTGGCAGTGGCAAACACTCCACACCGAAACAGAGATCAATTTCCAGATGACGCTGGAGATAACCGTACATGGAAAGACGTAGTACAAAACACTGAGATGGCTACTCAGCTAGGATATGCAAAACTTGAACGATTAAGTCAAATGCTTCAACAAAATGGCTCAGTTTCAAAAGAAGAAGTAATCGAGCAACTTTGGCAATTTGTTATAACTGTTGATCAACAGATATCAACAAGAAGACGAAATCCGCCAGAACAACAATAAATTTCGTTTTAAGAGTTGACAAACTGTCACTAATCATATATACTATAGCGTATTAACAATTAACAACAGGAGATTGTGATGAGTGACCGTACCTATGGTGCAGAAGAAAAGGCAAAACTTGAACGACTAGTTCGTGAGGGTGTAACCGTACTACAAGAAGTAGAAGATCTCAATGAAGGTCTTAAAGAAACAGTTAAAGCAGTAGCAGAAGAACTAGATATTAAACCTAGTTTAATCAATAAAGCAATCAAAATTGCTAAAAATCGAGATTGGGATCAACATGCAGACGCATACGATGATCTTGAAACACTTGTTACAACACTAGGCTATGATAAATGACACTTTGGCAGAAAGTTAAAGACTTTTGGATACGAAGTTATACAAGTGATCGCACAGCATTTTATTATGAAACGATTGCAAGCATCTGTGTATTTACAAGTATGACTTGGATAGCATTAGCACAACCTACCCCAGACTTTAGATACATATATCCTGTAAGTTTTGTAGGTGCAGTGTTTAGTATTATGGCATTTGTTCGTCGCGGTGCAGGTTGGCCACTTGTAATGACAACTTACTTTGCGTTTCTACATGTTACTGGTTGGTTGTTAGCGATGGGCATTATATGATTGATAAAATAAAAAACTTTTGGCTACACAGTTACGAAACTGATAAAACAGCATTTTACTTTGAACTTGTAAGTTTTGTATTTACAGTTGGTGCTAGTTTAACACTAGCGGTTACAGCAGACAATCCAGACATGACTATTGTATATCCTGGATTTTTTATAGGTTCGTGGACGGCGGTGTATGCTTACTATAGACGCAAACTTGCATGGCCTATGATGCTAACTACATACTTTGGATTTGTTAATGTATTTGGCTTTGGCGTAGCGATAGGATGGTGGTAAATGAAAACAGTTTATTGGGCAACTTTTCCGGTACAAGATGAATTTACAATAAGTGAACTTCGTTATAGTCCTCCAGAAAGCCTTTTAAAAGATATAAGTCCAACATCTTTTTTCGGACAGGAGGCAGGTAGATGCCCTGCTATTATAAATGAATGTAGAAATACATATAAAATTAAATCACCATTAGATTTACATATTACATATACATTTGAAGATAATTATAATAGCTGTATTAGTAAATATCCGCAAAACGAAGCAATGCTACAACAACTTTTAGGAGTAGTGGGTCCTGAAAAAGTTGTACAACTAGCAGCACCAACCTATCTTTTTTATTGTGACGAAGATTTGACTATGTCAATGCTACCACCTTACTACGAAGAAACAGACTTTACAGCAGGATGTATGGGTATAAGTGCTACTTACAATATCAATAAATGGTTTAGACCTGTAAAGCCTACATTTAAATTAAAAAAGAATAATAATGTTATTGATATTAAAATGAACGAAGCAATTTGTTATTATAAATTTAATACAGACGAAAAAATTAAACTTGTTCAATTTGATGCAACAGAATTTCATACAAATGGTATTATGAAAGATATTCTTACCTTTAAATTTAATACAAAAAACCCAGCTGTTCCTACAAAATTGATAGATAGTTATAATGCATTTGTACAGGCAAGATATAATAAACGTATTATGAAAGTTATTAAAAATAATTTACTTGACTAATACCAAAAAATAGTATATAATACATATATTGTATTCGCCCATTTGGGCATGAAGATGGTTAAGTTGGCCATAAGCAACGAAGGAGAATAAATGAGTTACGTTGATGCACTATTTGATAGAGATTCTGACATCATTCGTGTAGTTGAGCGCAAGGACGGAAAAAGATCGTTCCGTGAATATCAAGCAAAATATACATTCTATTATAAAGACGAACGTGGAAAATACAAAAGTGTGTATGGTGATCCTCTAACACGCATTGTATGTAAGAACACAAAAGACTTTCGAAAAGAAGTAGCAATTAATAAAAATAAAGAGCTATTTGAAAGTGATATTAATCCAATCTTCCAATGTTTAAGCGAGAACTATCTTAATCAAGATGCTCCTAAACTAAACATTGCGTTTTTCGATATTGAGACAGACTTTGATCCAGAGCGTGGCTTTGCTGATCCTAGTGATCCATTTATGCCTATTACATCTATATCTGTTTACTTGCAATGGCTTGAAACAATGGTGTGTCTTGCTGTTCCGCCTAAGACACTTACAATGGAACAGGCAAAGAAAGAACTTGAAGGCATTGACAATGTAATGCTTTTTGAAAAAGAAGGTGAGATGATTGACACTTTCTTAACACTGATTGAAGATGCTGATATTTTATCAGGTTGGAACAGTGAAGGTTATGATATTCCGTATACTGTAAACAGAACTAGTCGTGTACTAAGCAAAGACGACACAAGACGTTTTTGCTTGTGGGGACAACTGCCTAAGAAACGTACATATGAAAAATACGGAAAAGAAAGCGAAACATTTGATCTTGTAGGACGAGTACATTTAGATAGCTTAAACTTATATCGTAAGTACACATATGAAGAACGACACTCATATCGATTAGATGCAATTGGCGAAATTGAAGTAGGCGAAAACAAAGTTCCATATGAAGGCACATTAGATCAATTATACAACAATGACTTTCGAAAGTTTATCGAATATAACATTCAAGATACTGCATTGTTGGATAAACTAGATAAGAAACTACGTTTTATTGACTTGTCAAATGAACTTGCACACGCAAATACTGTTCTACTACAAACAACAATGGGTGCTGTTGCAGTTACAGAACAAGCAATCGTTAACGAAGCACATCATAGAGGACTACAAGTTCCAAATAGGCCACGGCGAGATGATGAAAATACACAAGCCGCTGGTGCGTATGTTGCGTTTCCTAAAAAAGGTTTACACAAATGGATTGCTTCTATGGACTTAAACAGTCTATATCCAAGTGTTATTCGTGCGTTAAATATGGCGCCTGAAACTGTTGTTGGTCAAATACGTCCAGAAATTTCAGACGCTCGTGTACACGAAGATATGACGCTTAAGAAGAAGTCATTTGCAGGTAGTTGGGAAGGACGTTTTGCAACTGAAGAATATGAAGCAGTTATGGAAAAGCGTAAAGACATTGCTCTTACTATTGACTGGGAAGATGGTCGTACAGATGTACTAAGCGGTGCAGAGATCTATCAACTTATATTTGATAGTAACATGCCTTGGATGCTTAGTGCTAATGGTACAATCTTTACAACAGAATTTGAAGGTGTTATTCCGGGTATTCTTAAACGTTGGTATAGCGAGCGTAAAGATCTACAAAAGATGCTTAAGAAAGCAAAAGATGCAGGTAATGCAGCTGAGATTGAATACTGGGATAAACGACAGTTGGTTAAAAAGATTAACTTGAACAGTTTGTATGGCGCTATTCTTAATCCAGGTTGTAGATTTTTTGATAAGCGTATTGGACAATCAACTACACTAACAGGTCGTACTATTGTTAAGCATATGAGTGCTGAAGTTAACAAAGTTATCACAGGTGAGTATGACCATGTAGGTAAGGCAGTCATTTATGGTGATACTGACTCTGTTTATTTTAGTGCATGGCCTACTTTACACAAAGAAATTGAAGCAGGAACTATTCCATGGTCTGCTGAAAAGGCTATTCAGCTCTACGATCAAGTAGCAGAAGCTGCTAATGATACATTTACTGATATGATGGGACATGCATTTCATTGTCCAAAAAGCAGAAGCGATGTTATTGCAGCGGGTCGCGAGATTGTAGCAGAAAGCGGCTTGTATATTACTAAGAAGCGTTATGCGGCACTTGTTATTGACAACGAAGGCTTTAGAACAGACGTTGACGGTAAGCCTGGCAAAGTAAAGGCAATGGGCCTAGACCTAAGACGGTCAGACACTCCGGTGTTTATGCAAGAGTTTTTGAGTGAATTGTTGCTTATGGTACTTACAGATGTTCCGCAAGAAGAAGTACTACAACGCATTACAGAATTCCGTAAAGAATTTTCAGAACGTCCAGGGTGGGAGAAAGGTTCTCCCAAACGTGCAAACAAGATTGGACACTATCAGCGTCTAGAGCAAAAGCAAGGTAAAGCAAATATGCCAGGGCACGTAAGAGCAAGCATCAACTGGAATACACTAAAACGTATGAACGGTGACAAATACTCGCAAGAAATTGTAGATGGTATGAAAGTTATTGTTTGTAAACTAAA